TTCTACTTCAACTTGTTTGATCATAGCGTGACCGAGTCTACGGCACCATGCGACTTGATTTCCAGCAGTCATTTTCCAGTCACCAACAGCATCAACTGCAGGTACTCTGACTTTAAGACCACCGTTGGTAACAAGGTCACCGTTTCTGTGGACAGTTACAGTGTATCTGCCACCTGGTCTGCAGGAATCGATAGCGTGTTCGATAGTTTCCATTGAGAAGTTAGTATGTCTTCTGTATACTACTTTGAAGAATGTGATTTGAGGGTTACCACTAAGGTAAACATCTTGGGCACCATAGGCCACTAATTGCATTAATCCACCACCCATATTTGATATATACTATATTTATAAAAAAATTATTAAATTTTAAATTTGATAATTTATTATATCTTTTTAAATTGATAAATTATATTAATAATTTATATTTTTATAGTATTATATTCTTTTTATTTATTTTTTTATATTATTTTATTCGTGAAAAGTGTGATTATATAAAAGTATATATAATATTCTTTAAAAAAACACACTAAAAATATTATTTTTTATTAAAACTAACATATATTTACTTAAAGGTCTTATATATTAGTCTATTTATAAACAATCTAATTTTATGGCTTCTTTTAAATATAAACCGAATAGAATTAAATATAGAACTGAAGTAAAGACATTAGACGAATTGCATAATAAATTTATTGGTAAATTTGATCAAGAAAAAGATAATTTGAAGAATAAAAATGATAAAATTGAAAATTTAAAAAAAGAATTGGTTGTTTTGGAAAATAATATAAAAACATTTTCCCAGGAAGAAATAAAAAAAAGAGCTAATTTGAAAGAGAAAATTGAATCTTTACAAAATGAAGTTAAAAAAGTAGAATCAAATAATAATGAAATGGAATATTACATTAAAACTTCAGATATAATTTTTGATTATTATGATATAACTGAAGGTAAATACTACAATGAAAATACTTATTGTTCTGAAAACAATAATCAAGAAGTACCAAATTTAAAATCTGAAACAGTTGATAATATTGAGAATAAAAATTCCGAAGAAGATGAAAATTCTATAAATAAAAAAAGAACAGCATCGTCAAGACTAATAGAATTAAATGAATTGAGTAAAAAACATAGAAAAGTTAAAAAAGTTATAAAAAAAAGGAATACATTTAATGAACCTATTAATAAATCTCATTCAATTCTTTCATTCTTATCAAATGACAAAAATTCAAAATCCGAACAAACATCAAAACCAATTGTTGAAGAAGTTGTATCAAATAGGGCAACTTTACAAGATGAATATTTAAAATTAGTTGACAATAATTATTACAATAAACCAAAATCAAATGTGATAAATATGTGCTCAAAGTGTAATATTGAAAAAGTATTAATTCCATCGGAAGGTTTATATACATGTACTAATTGCGGTGAAGTTGAATATGTAATTATTGAAAGTGAGGTTCCTAGTCATAAAGATGCAATAAATGAAAAACCAAAATATCCATACAAGAAAATAAATCATTTAATTGAAAAGTTAAATCAATTCCAATCAAAAGAATCAAATAATATTCCTGATTGTGTTTTTATTGATATTGAAAATCAAATAAAAATAAAGAATTTAAATAGAAGTGATATCTCTTTACACACTATTAAAGAAATATTAAGAAAAAAAAGATACAATAAATATTATGAAAATGCACAATTTATCTTCAGTAAAGTCACTAAAACACCACCTCCATTATTAACTAGAGATCAAGAAGAAGAAGTAAAAACAAGATTTAGATTACTGGAAGAACCTTTTATGTTATTTAAAGATAAAAATAGATCAAATTTTTTAAATTATGGTACTGTCTTACATAAAATATTTTTAATAATGGGATTAGAATCTCACGCTAAATATTTTCCTTTATTAAAAAGTAAAGATAAAGTTAGAAAGCAAGATAAGACATGGAAAAAGATGTGTGAATATTTACAAAAACATAATAAATTAGATTGGACATATCATTCATCCATATAATTTTTATTAATATAATAAAAATTATATTTTATTAATTTATAATGTTGGATAATTTACCAAAATATGATGAAATTAATAGAAGAATTTTAAGAATATTATTAATGGGTTTTATAACTTATTCATATTTAAATAATATTAACTTATTATCTGCACAACAAAATTTAAATTTAATTATTGTTATTCTAATTGTATTTATGATATTGGATATTTACATTCCACAAGTTTTAATTATAAAATAGTTAATCTATTTAAAGCATTATTATAATTATTTATTTATAAATGAGTGATCAAGAACTTCCATCTGTAGATATAAATTATGAAACCGAAAATTGCAATCAAGTAACTGAAGAAGAAAATAAATATACTGAAATCGATCATTTAGATGAAGATGAAATAATTCAAAATCAAAGATTTGTATGTTTATCATTTATTTCACCTGAAGGTGTAATGAATACCAACTTGAGATCAGTAAAAGTAAGGGGAGTATTTGCAACCCATGAGGAAGCAAATGCACATTGTGAAAAACTACAAAAAAGTGATAAATATTTTGATGTATTTGTAGGAGAATGTGGAAAATGGTTACCATGGGATCCTGATCCTAATTCAGTTGATGATATTAAATATAAAAATAAGAAACTAGCTGAGGTAATGGAAAAACAAAAAGAAAGTGAAATGAAAAAACTTAATGAACTTGCTGGTAGACATAAAGAAAATATAGATAAAAAGAAGAAAGATCATGATAGAAGAAAAGCAGACAAAATTGTAAGTGGAAATCAGGAAAATAATGGTATAAATATTAAGAATGAATCAAATACAATTGTTAAATCTGCTAAAAAACCTCAACATAGACAAGATAAATTAGAAAAAATAAGAGAAAGAATGAGAACAAAATTAAAGGCAAAAAAAGCTAGTGATGATACTTCTGAATCTGAATCAAATATAAAAACTTTAGAAGAAAATTTAAAAGTACAACAAAATAAAGTTGACACTACAAAAAAAGAATTAGATGAAAATAATGAAACAATAAATTCAATTGAAAATAATATAAACAAAATGAAGGAATATATAAGTAAATAATATATGTATAAAAATATAATAGTTTTATTAATTTTTTTTGGAATATTATTAATGACCATTAGTATTACAAAAAATTTAAATAATAATAATGAAAAAGAAATAGTATATAAATATATAGAAAAACCACAGACTAGTTTAAATAGTTTTACTGAATTTCCATCAGATATTTTTGATTCTATGTTTGAAGAATCTTCTCCATGGGTTCAAAGTATAAATGAATTAGATGATAAACAATTAGATTTAATTAAAAAATATCATGTTAGTCAATATAGTTAATCTATTTCTAGTTTTTTTACATCAATAAATGATTTATTTTGTTTTTTAGCTGCACAATAAGTGTTTATATCAAATAATCTACATTTGTTTTCCCAATTTGGATTATAATTTTTTTCATGATATTTTTGAAATTGTTTACAACCAAATTTAATATCAAGTTTAGATAAATCACCGTCTCGATACCACATTACTTTATCTAAAAATGTATCTCGAGTACCTCTATTAATAATAACCATTGATCCATACTGATCAGTTAATTGAGCAAATACTTGTCTAAAAGAATAAAAATCTGGGAAAATTCCTGCATAATGATCATAAATTCTTTTTAAATTAGATATAAAATCCTCAGCTAATAAAAAAATATAATCAAAATTACTTCTTAATTCAGGAGAAATCCCAAGAGGAAATTGCATTGTTAATATATACATTATTCTATAATGTCTACCATTGTATAATAATTCTTGTATCAATGAGTCTTTTACCCAATTTTTTTTTTGTCCTAAACAATCATCCATAACTATAAAAGCTCTACTGTCTAAAAATTTCCCTTGTTCTTTTTTTTCTTTTGCTTTTTTTATCATCATTATTTGTCTGGATAGTATTTTTTCTAAAATTTCTGATTTATATTCATAATAAATAAATGAATTAGGAAAAAAATTTCCATAAAAACAATTCATTCTATCAGTTGGTGCAATAATTATTCCTACAGGAATTTTACTAAAATGTGATAAAATAGCTCTAGTAACCCAACTTTTACCTGATCCACGTTTAGCAATCATAATAATAGATGGATCATCACACATACTATCTAGCATAAATTCTTTAATTTCTAATTTATTCTCTCTATATGCAGGCATTATATTACTAAGTACTTGAAAAATATTAAATGAATAAACGTTTAATATTTATAATTTTATATTACATTAATAAAAACATCAGGAAGTTCTTCTTTATCACTTCCTTTTTCTTGTAAATTTCTAGGTACATTTATACCTGTTTTAATCATTCTATATGATCTTTCATCAGATGATTCATTCTCTTTGGATAATGAATATTGTTTATCTTCTGAAATATTTTCTAATTTTTTTTTAGAATTAATTTCACAATTTTCATGGTATAAATATGCAGACAACCAAGTACCAATACTTACTATAATTGGCAGTGTTAAATCAACACTTTTACATTTAATTTTTTTATTTTTATTTTTATTTTTCCTTTTCTTTTTTTCATATTTTGATTTATTTAACCATGATAAATACATATATGTTATAACACCAGCAAATAATCCTAAAACAATTGGATTTAATAATGGATTCATTAATTTTATTAATTATATTATTAATTACAGAAAAACAATAATAATATATTTCCACATTTATAATAAATTATTTATTACATCTGAATGAGAATTACTTAATTTTTCTTTTATATTTTTTATATCTTTTTGATTAATTTTTAATTCCATAGATGAAATATCATTTTCTCTATTAATATTTATTGCCATTTTTTTTTGGCTTGCTACAACTTGTTTTGGACTTGTTACAACTTGTTTTGGACTTGCTACAACTTGTTTTGGACTTTCTACAACTTTTTTAGGACTTGTTACAACTTGTTTTGGACTTTCTACAACCTGTTTTGGACTTTCTACAACTTTTTCAGGACTTGTTACAACTTGTTTTGGACTTTCTACAACCTGTTTTGGACTTTCTACAACTTGTTTTGGACTTTCTACAACTTGTTTTGGACTTGCAATATTTTCATTTGTTATATTTTTGTTCATAGAATTTAAAGCATTTTTAAAAACAGAATTTGCGGCAGATGCTCTACTGGTATTAATATCAATATTAACACTTTTTGTTTCAGGTACTTTTTTAGTTTCTTTTACACTACTCTGAGATAAATGCTCATCAAATTTATTAATATTTCCATCTGAAGTTTCATTATTATTTACAATATTTCCAACTTCATCTGTTATATTATTATCTTCTCCTGAATTATTAAAAAATTCAGAATCTTCTAAAATACTATTTCCCCCATTTTGATTATATAAATCTCTCCTTAATAAATTTTTAATATTAGTATATTCTGCTTGATTTAAATCTCCTAAATTTTGTTTATGATCTTCAACATAATCATTTTTTAAATATTCTTCTAAAATTAATTTCATTGGTAACATTTTTCTAATTGCTTCAACAATACATTTTCTTACTAATTCATGTGCTTCTCTTTGATTTCTTTTTATGTCTATTGTTGAATATTTATGCCAAAATATTTCAGGATAATCATAAAAAATTTTTGCACATTCAATATAACATTTATGAATAAATTCTTTAACATCTATATTATCATGATATCTTTCTTTAACAATATTACAAGTTTTATCAGAAGTATTAAAAGTTAGTAAAATAATATTACTTTTGATAACAGCTTTAATTAAATCGTCAAATATATCTGCGCATTTACTATTATCTCTTAATCTATTAGTTTCTGTTTCAATTAAATGATTATTTAAATTTGGTAAATTTTTTAAAAATTTTTGAAACAATTTTAAAGCTCCAGGATTTTTTATATTTGGATCTTTAGTTTGTGCTATTTCAAATTTCTTTTCAAATTCTAAAGATTGATTATATAATTTTTTAATTCCTTCATATAATAATGGAGTTAATATATTAGTAAGAAAAATTGTGTATTCTTGTTTTATATCTGTAATATTTCTTTCATAAAAATGTTTCATAATAATATATATGTATTATACTAATACTTTAATATTTTTATTATAACGCATTTATAATAAAATATATAAATAATTTAAATATTATTACCACGAGATTCTAAATATTTTTGATAATCTTTTGTCATACATAAACATCCGGTACTTTGCCATGAATTATTACAAGTTGTACCTGTTTTAATGTAATCTGCATCTACATCATTATCATATACTTTAAAAGGTGGAGGGTATTGAGGATGACAGCATGCTGGACTACACATTGGTTCTAATTTCTTGTCTTCTTCTTTTTTTTCTTCAACATTCTCTTCTACTTTGTTATTGTTAAATCCAGTTACTTGATTACAATTATCTTGTGTAGAACATTTAACAACATTTCCTGCAAATCCTTCATCTGAATATTTACAATCAGACGGAGTTGTTATATAAATAATTGTAATTACTAATAGAGCGGCTAAGATAAAAGTTTTTATATCTTCGTTCATTAATTAATATATTATTACTTATATAAAATTATTTATTTTGGTAAATTGGTAAATAAACTGAATTGATAACCCATGTTCCTTTTTTATCTTTACTTCTAGGAAAAAAATCTATATATAATTTAAATTTTTTTAGTAAATTATTTATTATATTTAAATAAGATTTATCTTGTGAAATTTTTGTATAAAAAGTATATGTATTGAAATTCTCAGTATATTTTTTAATAGCTTTATTTTGAACTTTATCAGATAAATTAATATATTGTTTAAATAATTTATTTTCATTAATATTAATTTTGTCCTTATCTAATTTTAGTTTTCTAATATTATATAACCCTTCAGGTGTTATAACTATAGATCCTATGGTTTTTCCATCATTATAATGATCAATAAAATGTAATATATCTCCAATACTTGGAAATTCATATAAAATACCATCACTAACTCTACCTCCAGGTTTTGGTGTGGGTGGATGTGTGTGGAATAAATATTCATATTCAAAATTTTCAGGTAGATTTTGTGGTAAAAAAATTTCATCATCTCCTGCGTCTTTTCTATTAGTTTTACCAGAAACAATAATTTTTTCTAAAAAATTACCTTTAAAATCTAATATTCCAGCATGTTCAGAAAATCTATATCTATATTTATTTTTAGAATTTTCCAAATATCTTTTAATATATCCACCATGATTCATTAATGCATCAAGAATTAATATTTGATTACTATTTAATTTTACATATTTTATTTTATCTTTTTTATCTTTTATAATTATTTTTGACTTTAAATTTATAATATTTGAATTTTTATTTTTACTTTTAATTCTTGATAATTGATTGTCAATTTGACTAAAAAAAATAAAATCTATAAATTTTTGCGAAGGTTTTATATTATGTTTTTTAATATAATGGTGTAAACTATCTTCCCAAATTATATTATTTAATATATATTGTTTGGTAGAAATATTTTTTTCATTACATAATAAACAATTTTTTTTTTCAGATAATTTATTAAATTTCTTATTTTTTTCTAATATTTTTTCAATATTAGATAATCTTTCTAAAAAAATATTTTTATTAGTCCATGGCTTTCCCTCTTTTGGATATGGAAATGGTTTTCCATTTTTATCTAAAAGTTTTACATTTTTTTTGGGTCTCCAAACTGATTCATAATAATAAATTTTATTATTTATTTTATTTATATTCATTTCAATATATATTTTTTATATAAAAAAATATATTTTATAGATTATTTAAATTTATATTTTTAATTATGTAAAAATTAATTTTATTTATAGAATTATCAATATCATATTCTCTAAATGTTCCTATTCCATTTAAAATATACATTGATAATTTCATAATATCTAATATATTTGATTTATCAATATAGCAAATTTCATTTGATAAGTAATATAAATATTTTTCAAATATATCATTATTTGTTTTTTTATATTTAGGATAGTTATTTTTCATGTCTTCTTTAAAATTATTAATTTTATTTGTAAAAGATTTATTACTTTCATCTAATAAAAAATTATTATATGTCCAAATCCATATTGATTTATTTAAATCAAAACTACCAATAAAATAATAAGTAAATTTTAAAATTATTTTTTTATCAACACTTATAATTATTTGATTATTTATAATATCTTTATCTACTACCATTTTTTTTTCATATTTTGTAAATAATAATTTTTCTATATTATCTTTACTTTTAAAATAATTATCTATTTCAAGTTTTATATCCATAATATATAATAAATATATATATAATTTATTATTATTATTCTGATGATATAAGAGATGATACTTCAGATCGTGTAAGTCCAACATCCGATCTAAAGCTTGTATTTTCAAGAGGATCATTTTTTGCTTTATAATCTGTAGAATTATTAAAATCATATTTTTCACTTATTCTTCTAATCGAATCACATCTATATGATCCTACATATTCTAAATAATTATTAGGATTACATAAGCCTATTTCAATTATTGCATGTCCAAGACCTTGACCTTTAGTAATAACATCACTATCAAGTACAGCATTCTCTATTATACTTTCAGATTCCACTTGTGAAATATCCTGACCTGATAATCTACTAAAATCTGGACGATTGATAAAATATAAAAATCCATTAGAAGCACCACTATTTCCAGTATTTGAATTACACGTTTGTTTCCTAATCATAGTTAATTTATTAAAATCTTGTAAATCATTTCTATCAATAACAATAATATTATTTATTTCTGATTTTACAATAAATTCATGAACAAATAATTCTTTTTGGAATGGATTATATAATAAATTACTACAACCTCCAATTGATTGTATAGCTAAATGTTTATCAGAAGTTAAATAAATAAAAGTATCTTCTTGTAAATTTATATTATTTACTCCAGGTATATTTAATTGATTCATCCTATTAATTTTATTAATTTGCCTATTTGTAACTTGTGTACCTAAAACAATATTGTTTTTATTAAAAGTTTTTATTTCACTTGCATGCCATAATCTAGTACCAATTGGTACGGAATAATTACCAGTTGTTCTTTCTGTAACATTTTCTTTAGGTAATAATGTTCTTTCTCTTATAGAATCAGATATAGTTTCTTTTGTGTCTTTATCTATTATATTAATTATTCTATTCTGTTTACCGATTAGTAGGTCACTAAATTTATTTTTAAAGATTTCATGCTTATTTAAATCACTAATAAATTTCCTTGACATCGAGTTCATAATTTTAGTTTGTAACTCTGATCCTAATTCCTTAATTACAGAAGATAAATTAACTCCTGCAAGTTTTCTTAAATCATCATTGGTATATTTATCTTTATTTCCAAGATATTGTATTATTTTTCTCAGTTCTTCATTTGAGAATACTATTGTACCATTAAATTTAAAATTTTGGTCAGCCATTATTTATATATATATATATATATAAAAGATAATTATATTATATATATTAATATGAATTCTGATTCAAATTCATTTTCAATATTAGGTGAACAAATAAGTGATGACTCAAATTCTGAAAATGAAGATAATAAATTAAATAAAAATAAATTTTTTGAAAAGAAAACATTTTTATACGATAAATCAAGTATTAGTGTTTCTGAAAAAAATTTTAGTGTAAAAAAAAAAAAACCTAAAAAAGAAAATCATAAAAAAATATTGTGTCATAATATGATTTCATCTGGAAAATGTTGTTATGGTGATAAATGTTTATATGCTCATCATTTTAAAGAACAAAAATTAGAACCATTGCGGGAAAAGGCATATAATATTTTATTAAATAAAAATTTAGAAAATATAAATATATATCAAGATAAAGATTTATATAAAACATTATTAATATTAAGTCATTTGTGTGAAAATTGTATAAATAATAAATGCACAGGTGGTTATAATTGTAAATATGGATCATGTAAAAAAGATTTTGTAATTTGTTCTTATGATTTAAACAATAAAAATTGTGATAATAAATTATGTAATAAAATTCATTTGACTGATTATGGTCTTATTCCATATTTTAATCACATTTCAAATAATTATGAAAAAAAAAATACAGAAATTGAAAGTACAATATTAACGCACGAGTTTTTTATAAATATTCAGGATTTAAAAGAAAATTCTATCATAAATGAAAAAAAAAATATTGAATATTTAAA